ACTCAAAAAAAGTGGGCGCGTTATTCTCGAAATCTTTTTTCTAGGAGGTTGCTTTGGCGCGGAGGCCCGAACGTAACGAGGTCAAGCGCGCCAAGGGTAACCCGGGCCGCCGCCCGATTGTTGATTCCGCGCCTGCTGGCGCGGTGGCGAGTGAGGCTGCTGCCGAAGGCTCGCTGCCTGACTGGGTCAACACCGCCAAGATGGTCGCCAAGCGGCGTCCGGCGAACGCGAAGCAGCGCGCCGAGTTTATGACGGCGCTGACGCGCCAGGTGTGGGATTTTGCCCGGCCGGAGCTGGTCAAGATGAACCTGGTCAAGCGGATCGATGAGCCTGCCCTGGCGATCTGGTGCCGAGCGATGGCGGAATACATCGCTGCGATCATCGAGCTCGACCGCGATGGAACGACTTACACGACCACCAGCGCCCATAGTGGCCTGCTGCACCGGCTTCACCCGGCGACGCGGATGCGCAAGGACGCGCTGCAGACGATGAAGGAAATCGGCGACACGCTCGGCATCACGCCGATGAGCCGCCAGCGCCTGTTCCAGATGATGGCGGATGCCGGTCGCGGCGCTCTGCCGCTTGACCGGATCGACGATGACAGCCTCGCGGCGCCGGCCAGTCCGGTCGGCCTGTTGGGTAAGGCGAGCGCCAGCTCGCTCAACTGATGGGCGGCGTGCCGGAAACGGCGGTCCGCTCGGACTGCGGAAAGTATTGGTTCGATGAGGCGACCGCCAATGCAGCGGTGCGGTTCTTCGAGGACCACCTGCGGCTGACCAAGGGCGAGTGGGCGGGCAGACCGTTCAAGCTCGAGCCGTGGCAGGCAAACAGCATCATCCGCCCGGCGTTCGGATGGAAGCGGCCGGACGGGACGCGGCGTTATCGCCGCATCGTTGTTTGGGTGCCGCGCAAGAATGGCAAGACTGAGATCGCCGCTGGCGTGTCGCTGATCGCCCTGGTGGCGGATGGCGAGGCAGGGGCCGAGGTCTATGCCATCGCCAAAGATAAAGACCAGGCGAGCATCGTGTTCAACTCGGCGGCACTGATGGCCGCCAATTCGGCGACCTTGTCGCCTAGCCTCGAGCTGCTCAAAACCGCGATTTATTGCCCCGAACTGGGGTCAAGCTTCAAGCCGCTGACCGGACGGGCAGCGGGCAAGCACGGGCTTAACCCGCACGGCATCATCGGCGACGAGGTCCACGAATGGCCCGACGCTGATCTTTACACCTTCGTCCACCAGGGGACGGCGGCGCGGCGGCAGCCGATCGAGTTTCTGATCAGCACCGCGGGAGTGCGGCAAGGTTATGGCTGGGAGTTGTGGCAGGAGTGCCAGCAGATCCTGAACGGCGAACGGCAGGATGACGAGACGCTGGTGGTGATCTTCGCCGCTGAAGCTGATGATGATTGGACCGACCCGAAGGTCTGGGCAAAAGCGAACCCGAACCTCGGAATCTCGGTTAAGCTCGAGTATTTGCAGACCGAATGCGAGCGCGCGCAGGAATCGCCGCGGCTCGAAAACGACTTTCGTCGGTATCACCTTAACCAGTGGACCGAGCAGCTGGTGCGCTGGCTGCCAATGGAGAAGTGGGGGCCGGTCGGCGAAGACTGGGCCGAGGCCGCGTTCGAGGACGAAATGGTCGGCCAGACCGCATTCGGCGGGCTTGACCTTTCGACCACGACCGACCTTACCGCCTGGTGCATCTGGTTTCCGCCAAGCGGTGATCGGACGCGCTGGCGCAAACTGACGCGGGTGTTCATGCCGGCGGATAGTGTGAACATTGCCGAGAAGCGGGACCGGGCGCCCTATTCGCAGTGGTTGCGCAGTGGCGCGCTGCTGACGACGCCGGGGAACGTGGTCGATTATGATTTCATCGCGGCGCAGGTGCGGCGTGATTGCGAGCGGTTCGAGATCGAGCGGATCGGGCTTGACCCCTTCAATGCCACCCAGTTCGCGCTGGGGATGCAGGCCGAGGGCATCCCGATCGAGTTTGTGCGGCAGGGGTTCCTGTCGCTTAACGCGCCGAGCAAGGAACTCGAAAAGCTGGTGCTGAGCGAGGCCATCGAGCACGGCGGGCATCCCGTCGCGCGCTGGTGTGCTGGCAATGCGGTGGTGGTGACCGATCCTGCCGGATCGATCAAGCCGACGAAAGACCCGAAGCGGATGACGGGCCGGATCGATGCGATCGCGGCTGACGTCAACGCTCTGGCGGTGTGGATGGACACGCAGTTCGGCACGGCCGTGAGCCCGTGGGATGACCCTGATTTCAGTCTGGTGGCGCAATAATGGCAACCTCTTATCCCCTTGGGCTGCGGCAGGAAGCCGCGCCCGAGGTGCGCCAGATTTCATCGATTCCGGGGATCGAGCGCCCCAACTTCGATTGGGCGGCGATTGGCAACCTCGCCAACGTGCAGATGCCGCCGGTTACGATTGACAGTGCGCTGACAGTGCCGGCGGTTCTGGCGGCTGTCAGCTTCCTGCCGCGCTCGCTCGCCGCCTTGCCGCTGCACGCCTATCGCGCCACCAACGAAGGCGCGCAGAAAATCAGTGGCGGGATTGAAACGCTGGTGCATGAGGCTCCGAATGCCGAATGGACCGCTTTCAAGCTGCGCCAGTATTTCTGGCAGCAGGTGTTCCTGGGCGGGCGCGGCCTGCTTTACATTGAGCGCAGCGGCACTTCGGTGGTCGGGCTTTATCCGATCAACCCGACGAAGACGACGATCAAGCGCGACGGCATGGGCCGAACGACTTACGAAGTTGACGGCAAGACCTATCCGGCTGCGGACGTGATCGACGTGCCGTTCATGCTGAAGAGCGACGGCCTTGGGCATTACGGGCCGGTCCAGCTTGGCGGCGCAGCCATCCAGGCGGCGCTGGCGATGCAGAAGTATGGCGCGCAGTTCTTTGCCGGTGGCGGGGTTCCTCCGCTGGCGCTAATCGGGCCAATGCCTGCCGGCGCGCAAGCGCAGAAGCGCGCTCTGGATGACATGCACCGGGCTATCGATCAGGCGCGGGCCAGCGAAAAGCCGATGTTCCCGATCCCGCCGGGTTACGAGCTGAAACCGGTCGGCTTTGACCCCGACAAGGGGCAGATGACCGACGCACGGCGCTTTGCAGTCGAAGAAATCGCGCGAGTGTTCGGCCTACCGCCGGTGTTTCTGCAGGATCTGACGCACGGCAGCTACAGCAACACCGAACAGCAGGACTTGCACCTGGTCAAGCACACGCTTTCGCAGTGGTGCCAGGCGCTGGAAGAGGAAATGAACCTCAAGCTGTTCGGCCAGCGCAACGGGCGGCGGTTTGTCGAGCACAATGTCGATGGTCTGCTGCGCGGCGACTTCAAAACCCGGATGGATGGCCTTGCCCAGGCAGTGCAAGCAGCGATCCTGACACCCGACGAGGCGCGCGGGCTGGAAAATCTGCCCCAGAAGGGCGGCAAAGCGGGCGATCTGTTCATGCAAGGGGCGACGGTCCCGATCGAAAGCGTTCCGGAGGATGGAAATGCAGCAGTTTGAGACGCGGTCCGGGCTTCCGGTCGAGGTTCGCGAGGGCGAAACCGGGCTGGTGGTCGAGGGCTATGCCGCCCTTTTCGACACGCCGACCAATATCGGCGACGCGTTCATCGAGCAGATTGCCCGCGGCGCCTTCAAGAGTGCGCTGGAGCGCGGCGACGATGTCGAGTTCCTGATCAATCACGGCGGTCTGCCGATCGCGCGCTCGACCGCAGGGAACCTCTATCTGGAGGAGGACGACAAAGGCCTCAAGATGCGGGCGGTGCTTGATCGGAGCGATCCTGATGTGATGCGGATTGTGCCGAAGATGCGCGCCGGGATGCTCGACCAGATGAGTTTCGCCTTTCAAGCGACCGGCCAGCGCTGGGACACGCCTGCCGAGGGCATGGACGTCCGCACGATCACCGATGTGATGCTTTACGACGTCTCGGTGGTGAACCGCGGCGCCTATCCCGACACCAGCATCGCTCTGCGCTCGCGTGAGGAAGCCGGCAAGGGCGATGATGCCGAGCGCCGCGAGGCCTGGAGCCGCCGCAAGGCGATAGAGGACGCGCGCCGTGCTGCCGAGCAGGAACAGAAGTTCCGCCAGATCGACTGAATTACCCGGCGCCGCGCCGGAGGCCCGCAGGAGCTTCCTTCCTGCTTGTCAGCCCCGCCAATTCCGGCGGGGTTTTTCTTTGGAGAAATGGAATGTCTCTGACCCAATTGCAGGATCAGCGCGGTCGCCTCGTCACCCAGGCCCGCGAAGCTCTCGACGAGATCCGGTCGAACACCGACGAAGCCCGCGCCGCCGAGCTCGAGCAGCGTCACGATGCGATCATGGCTGATTTCGACAAGGTCGAAGCCAACATCGCCCGCGAAGAGCGCCAGGCTGTGATCGAAGCGCGCCTCGAAGAAGTCCGGGCCCAGCGCCGTCCCGACATGGGCGGCAGCGAAGCTCCCGGCGCTGACGAGGGCAAGGCGCTCGACTATCGCGCTGCATTCATCGAACTGGCCCGCAACGGCTTCGATCCGGCGGAAGTCTCGCCCGAAGCGCGCGCTGTGCTGAAGGCTGGCATCGTGTCGAAGATCGAAGGCCGCGCCCAGACCGCCGGCACCACCACCGCGGGCGGCTTCACCGTGCCGACCGAGCTGGCCGCTGTCGTTGACAAGACGATGGCGATCTGGGGCCCGATGTACGACAGCGACATCTGCACCGTTATCAATACCTCGGGCGGCAACCCGCTCGACTTCCCGACCACCAACGACATCAGCCGCGTCGTGGCCCAGCACACTGAAGCTGCCGCCATGACCGACGATGCCGGTGAGGATGCGGTGTTCGGCAAGATGACGCTGAACGCCTTCGCCTACGACACCGAATGGGTGCGGATTTCGATGGAGCTGCTGCAGGATTCGGCAGTCAACATCGAGGCTTTCATCGGCGAATTGCTCGGCGAGCGTCTGGCCCGCCGCGTCAACCGCGAGCTGACCATCGGCGATGGCACCGGCGATCCCAGTGGCATCGTGGTTGGCTCGACCCTCGGCCGCACCGCAACCTCGGCCACGGCGATCACCGCCGATGAAATCATCGACCTGCAGCACTCGGTCGATGCGGCCTATCGCTCCTCGCCCAAGGCGCGGTTCATGTTCCACGACCTGGTCCTGGGCGCGATCCGCAAGCTGAAGGATGGCCAGAACAACTATCTCTGGCAGATGGGCGACGTCCGCGTTGGCGCTCCGGCCACCCTGCTTGGCCACAACTACAGCGTGAACAACGCGATGGCTTCGGCGATCACCACCGCCCAGCGCGTGGTCGTGTTCGGCGACTTCTCGAAGTATTACGTCCGCAAGGTCGGTTCGCCGGTCGTGGGCGTGCGCCGCGAAGTCTACTGGCCCGACATCGGCCTCGCCGGTGTGGTCCGCCTGGACGGTAGACTGATCCAGACGGGCGCGGTGAAGCACCTCATCACCGCCTGATCCGGCGGCTGATCCAGACCACAATGCGGGGGCGGGCTTCGGCCCGCCCCT